AAATACGACACCATCAAGGGTAGGCTAAACAATAGGCCGTACTGCACAGCAGAAGAGTTGCTGCCCATCCATATGTTCCAGAGCCAAGAACTTAAAGTTAAAAGAAAGATGGAGATAGCCAAGAAAAGAAAGAACGATAAACGATCTGGATTTCACGGCAACAAACTACCTCCGGCTGACTCTTTGTTATACGAGCAGACAGTCTGGAAGGCAGTGTTCTCTCAGGCTATGCTCCGCGCTAGTATCACTACATTCACCTGTCACTGGGGTAAAGATAATGCCTGAAGGCTACAAAGTTAACAGTCAGGAGAGCCTAGATAACTACCTGATGTTTGTTAAACAACTGTTTGCAGACAAGAAGTATGTCACGTTCAACTATAAGCTAGGCAAGCCCAGGACTATTAAACAGAATAGTTCCATGTGGAAATTCTGCCAGCAGATAGCTGAGAGATGTAATGATGCTGGGTATGAGATGCAGACTACCAGCCCTGTGTTATCTAAAACAATAGAGACTCCATGGACTGACAGGAGTGTCATGGATAATATCTGGATGCCTGTGCAGAGGGCGATGTACCCTAACAAATCGGAGAGTAGTTCCGAGTTAGACACCTATGAAGTATCCCCGGTAGCCGAGACTGTGATTAGGTTTCTGGGTGAGAACTATAAAATACATGTAATGTTTCCCAGCAAGGATTTTAAAGATGGCAATTAAGCGCGATGCGGCAGATAAGTGGTTTAGTGACGTAGTAAGACAGAAGGCTGGGTTCGTATGCCAGCACTGCAAGAAGTCTGATGCCAGGATGGAGTGCGCTCACATTTATGGCCGGGCCGCCAAGTCAGTCAGGTGGTCGTTAGATAATGCTGTATGCCTGTGCCACTACTGTCACATGAAGTTCACTGCTAACCCCTTTGAGTTTACAGCCTGGGTACTAGACACCCATGGGGTAGGCCACTTAGAGATGTTGCGCGAGAAGTGGAATGTGCTGATGCCTACAAACAAGAAGTTACGGGCAGAGATTGCTAAACACTACCGTGAAGAATTTAAGAAGATGAAAGAAGATGAAACCTATGAGCCTGTATCATACAATTAGGAGAATGTTATGAGCCAAGAAAATGTTTTAGATCATATGCTAGACACCATAGAGAAGCACAACTATACAGACCTGCGAGAGCAGATGCTTAACATTCTGGAGTCAGCAGTATACGGCAATGCCAGTGGCTATGCCCGAAATGAACTGCACAATATGTGGCTTGAGATTCAGGATAGGATTGATGGAGACTCTATCCCACCAGATGCAGAAGAAATTAGTTTGCTTAATCCAACATTTAATGTAGACTAAAAGAGTGTCGACCTAGTTGGGTTCACACTTCCTCAGATATCGGATGGCAGTCCGATGTTTGGACTAAAAAGCCTTGATTAGTTTCAGGGTTTTTTTTCTTTAGTTATTACTGATTATGATGTAGACTGAAACAGTTGTCGGAATTCCCCGGCAATGTAACTTTATCGTTTTCTACTTTGTTTCCCCTATTGGCCCTGCTTTTTAGCGGGGTCTTTTTTTGGTATAATCGGTGCATGAGCAGAGACAGCATATTAAAACGCATCGGTGTATCTGGATACGATAAACCCAAGCGTACCCCAGGCCACAAAAGCAAATCACATGTAGTGGTTACTAAGGTGGACGGTAAGCCAAAGACTATTAGGTTTGGTCAGCAGGGTGCGACTGGTTCACCTGATAACTCAAAGCGTAACGAAGCATTCAAAGCTAGACACAGAAAGAACATAGCCAAAGGCAAATCGTCTGCGGCTTGGTGGGCCAACAAAGTTAAGTGGTGAAAACGTACACTTTAACGTACGTTGTAAAGTATATGAAACATTAGATAACAAGTGAGTGAAGTGATGAAAGGTTTATATGCAAACATCCATGCCAAGCGAAAGCGCATTGCTGCTGGCTCTAAAGAAAAGATGCGGAAGCCTGGTGCTAAAGGCGCTCCTACTGCCAAGGCATTTAGAGACTCAAAGAAAACTGCTAAGAGTTTGCTAAGTTAATAGCACCACACTACCGGGGCAGTCTGTCTCAGGTCTACATGTATAAACGTCTTGGCTACACCTATACCATTAAATCCCATTGACTGCGCTGTCTCGATGATCTTGTAGGCTTGGTTGCCATCTGTGATTCTGATGTCTGCTGCGATACCCTGGGCATGGGTTCCAGGCTTGGCCTTCCGGGCCTCAATGCTATGGGTTGGATCGCGGTAACCACTTGTAATGATGAAGGGGAAACCACACTCATGACGTAGTGCGTCGATAGCCCATAGGAATTCATCCGACATCTCATTGTTACCAGTCTCCTGACAATCAAAGTCCGACCGATTAAAGTATCTCATTTACGCATACCCATTAACTTGCTCGCACCCTTGATACCAAAGCTGGCACTAATCGCTACAAACAAAAGGTATTGATACCATTCTGGCAAATCATTCAGTGCAGCAAACGCTTGCTCAACTCTATGTATTACCGACATATCATTTACCACTATGGCATACCCCACCATGAAGATAGGCACTGCTAATACAATAGTCCAGAACTCATCCTTCCAACTGTTACCAGAAGCATCAGCCATCTTGGCTTCCCAGTCAGCATCATTCTGAATCACGTTCATCTTAGCTTCATGCTTGGCCTTAGACTGCTCGGCCTTGTTAGATAGGTAGCCCTTAGCAAGGTCAGCTACTGGGCCTAATAGTAACTTCAACATTACAGCATCCTCTCCAGTACAACAGCAACTACAATGAATGGGTACAGGGATATGATCATAGCCTCTGCCCGGTTGAATCTAGCCGACCCCTCATCTAGGCGCTTCTCAATGCTCTTCATTCTTTCGAGGCACTGTGCCTCATGCGACTCTAACCTGAGAATTGCTTCCTTAACCGTTGCCATTCATGGCTCCTAATATTAGTGCGAATACAAAGTAAACGGCATAGCCAAGTACAGCTATCCCAGTGATCTGGATACTATTCCAGAATAACGCCTTGCGCTTCCTATCTTGCAGGTAGATCGTTTTCTCTCTCTGCGCGGCAATAGACCTGCGGAGATCAACGAGTTCCTGATAGCCATCCTTGCCATATTGATACATCAACAGCTCCCTGAGTTCGCGTTCCATCTGCTGAGTACGCTTAGTCCGAGCGTATGTCTCCATAGCTTCTTCGTTGACAGACTTGGCAGCAATGATCTTCTTAAACAGGGGAGGGTTATCAGCCCTTCTTCTATGCTCTGACAGGTCAGACACAGCACCATAGAATCGCCCTATCTGTGACAGGGTATCTTCTACTTCTTTGCCAGCAGCAACCATGCGCTTGATCGTACCAAACGCGTTAACGGCTACCGACATTGCTGTGACGGGATCAATCATCTTACAAGGCCGCTATAATAAAGGCGAGTAGCTGACTGTAACGGACACCCATTTTAGTTCTTGCTACTGCTGTATCTGGAGCTTCTTCTTCTGTCCAGTAATGGTTTACGTCAGTGTATCCATCTACTGCTTCGATAGCTTCTGAAATTAGCACCTGAGATTCATTGCCCTCTTCATCTGTCTGAGTTTCGTACACAGCATCAACTGCCTCTACTGCTGGAACCTCAACAAAGTCCTCCCATACAGTCTCCGACACAAACATACCATAGCGACCAGCATCTAAACCTTCAGCGGTAAACGCATCTCTCAAGTCTTGGGCAATAACACCGACATGGATACGGGCATCGTCACCTTTCTTCACAACAGCATGTTTCATTCGATACTTTTTCATTAACCCTTTACACGCTGTAGCAACACGCAACTCAGCCTCTGACAATTCTTCAATGTCTTGCTTATAGTTTCTGTCAGAAGTATTTGTAAAGTCATCAGCAAATACAGTATCAAAAGATAAAGTAGATGCTCCTAAGTTTAATGCTTGATTAGTAGCACTTCCCGCGCTATCACAGGGCAAGACGTTCGCAGTGCCGCTGCCTGACATACGCAAACCACCAACAGCATCAACTATAAACGGCTCGTTGCTTTTGATACCTATAGCGCCACGATTAGTCCCTGACTCCTGTAACTGTATCATTGAACCTTCAGCGCCTGAGATTGTTAGTAGGCTGGACGGGGATGCAGTCCCTATGCCCACATTGCCAGAGGAGTCTATGCGCATACGTTCTGTGTTATTAGGTCTAAAAACAATCTCTGCGTTTTCATCGTTATTTATATAAAGTTTATTATCAGAATCACCACCACCAAAGCCTATAAAGCCTTTTCTTGCATCACTAGGCTTATAAAATGCTAGATAGTTATTTCCTCCAGACGATGTAGTTTCTAAACGAGCTAACTCACCTGATGATTTAACATGCAAAGGCGCAGTAGGCGATGCAGTCCCTATGCCTACCTGTCCAGATGAATTCATGCTTATTCGATTAGTAAACGCTGTGCCACTCCAGTGACCTATACCCAGTGCTTCCCCGGTAGGCACAGTTATGTCGCCCTCGGTAGAGCTTGCACCAGATATACAT